TCTATTAATATTAGTTATTAGCACTATTTTATTAGTGTTTATTGATGCAGGTAAAATATCTTTTGAGGTCAAAGAAAGCTGGGTAGATTTACTTCAAATAGTTTTAATAACAGTCATTGGTGCATACTTTGGTAGTCGTGGATTAGAAAAGTATTCTAAGAAGTAATGGCTAAAAAATTTTTTCCAAAAGCATACGAACACAAACCAAAAAAGAAAAGAAAAGGGATACATAGTAAAAACCGAAATACAAACCAAAAAAGTGGTAAATATTATAAAGGAAGCAAATACAGAGGACAAGGGAGGTAAGATTTGTGCTACCTGCAAAAAACATAAACCATTATACAGATATTACAAAAGAGAAAATAAGAAACCTGAAATACACTGCAGAGATTGTAGGAACAAACAAAGAGAAAAAAATCACAGACATTGGAAGCAAGAATTTATATATAAGCTAAGTGAATATATTGAAATTAAATGTGTGAAATGTGGATATGATAAAAACTTTGCTGCATTAGACTTTCATCATACGAAAAGAAAAAAATTTTCTATAGCAAGAGAAATCAGAAACTTATCAAAAAAAAATTTCACTGATGGAAGGGTTGATGCTATATTGACTGAGATTATGGCTAAATGTGAAATACTTTGTGCTAATTGCCACAGAGTACATCATAACAAACATATAATGAAAATGAAAAAATAGTATATTTGTAAATAAAATATTCTTATGGGAACTACTCTTACTGGAAAAAATATATCAGCATCATATTTAGGTTTACTTAAAAGCACAGATAATCTTGCAATTAGTTCTTCAGCAAAGACTATTACAGATGGTGCAGGAAATGATTTACCGATTAAATTATCAACTGCACAATTTTTAGTTTCTGATGGTAGTTCATCTGCCCCTACTATTGGTTTTTCTTCTGATACAGATACTGGATTATACAGAACTGGAAGTGGTGTATTGGGTATTACATCAAATGGTACATTATCAGCAGAAGTAACATTAACTGGTTATAGAGCAAAAAAGAACTCTACTGCTTCTGCACCTAATTATACTTTTATAGGTGATGATAATACTGGTTTACATTCATTAGATGCAGATAGATTAGATTTTATTTTAGGTGGTAACAGAGCATTTGGTATGACTTATGCAACTGGTGTAAGCACATTAGGAACATTATCAACTGATGCTTTAGCATTAAAAGTAAATGGAAGTGAAAGAACAAGAATACTTAATACTGGTCAAATAAAATTAAATACTTATGGTAGTGGAACATTTACTGGTACAGTTACACAAAGATTAGGTGTAGATTCAAGTGGTAATGTCATAGAGATACCTATTGGAGGTGGTGCAGTTGATGGTAGTGGTACGGCAGGTAAGATAGTCAAATGGTCTGATTCAGATACTATAACTGATTCAATAATTTCAGAAAGTAGTTCAAAGATAGGTATAGGTACTGCAAATCCATTAAACAAAATTCACATTTTAACTGGTGATGATGTTACTGCATTATTTCAAAGTAATGATGCTATTTCTAGGATTGAGTTTGCAGATAATAATACTACTGGTTCAACAAGACCATCAATTGGTGCTTCAGGAAATAATACAATATTCACGAAAGGAAGCACAGAGGTTATGCGACTAGATTCAGCAGGACAACTTGGGCTGGGGACAACGAGTCCAAATCACTTGCTTGACGTAGAATCTCCTGGTGCATCTATGAGAGTTTACAATACAACTTCAAATGGTAATACAGAATTTTATATAACAACTGCTGGAACTACTGGTGCATCAAAAATTTTATTTGGTGATACTGCTGATGCTGATATTGGTAAGATTATTTATAGACATAATGGCAATTCTATGGCGTTTGAAACTGATGCCACAGAGCGTATGCGTATCTTGTCAGACGGAAAAGTTGGAATAGGTACTTCAGATGTTTCACATCAGCTTCAATTACATAACCCATCGGGTAGTGGTTCACAAAT